GTCACTTTTAGGGCGCATCATATTTTTAGCCATCTCCCATTTAAGCAGTCTATCAGTACCAAGAATCATAGCCCCATCATACAAGCACTCTATAGATCTAGCCACTTTACTATATCCACCCTCCATTCCCTCTGGTGGGTTGAATTGATCGTCTTTTTCTATTGTCTTTTCTGCACCACTACCAGTTTCTTTAACTTTATACACCTCATTCATATAAGTTTTATAGTTAAAATATAATACTTGAACAGCGTTGTTATCTTCTTCTTGTCTAGTGTTGTAATTATTTCTCTTTAAAGTTTTTTTATTCAGTATTTCCTCAAGATCTTCCTGTTCTAGAAACGGAAATTGCTTAACCAACTCGTTTATAGGAATAGTTTTAACTTCACCAACATAGTATATATCATCAAAATAAGGGGAGTCAGTATGAGAATAGACTAGGTTAACAGGATCTACATAATCTATAACAACTCCTTCAGAAGTGTTGAAGGATGTTTTAACAGCGCCAATACCTATAGTTGCTAGATCATAATAATAACGTTTTCTAATTAAATCATAATTACTACCCTCGAATAAAGTGTTTAACGCTTGTTCTTCCGCTAACTCAATACTTTGTTTATATGTAAGCTGCATGTGTAACTTTAATTCTTCTTCCGTTTCTGGGAGATCTTCTGGATCACTACTATATAAATTAACACCAAAAGCTTCTTGAGCATAATCGTTCAATTCTTTTCTACGCATATCTTTTAATATAGCGTTCATATAGTTAGTTCTCTTGTTGATACCAGATGGGTCTTGAGAGTATGCTTTTATATCATAATTTCTCTGTGTCATTCCATTTACTAGAATATCCACGAACTTAGGTATGATTGGAACTGGTTTCCAATCTAAATTTAAATAGGACAAATCACCGTTTATAGATAACTCATCCTTATACTTTTGGATAGATTGTTCGCCTCTAGCGTACAATCTTAAATTGTGAAAATTGTTGTTATTATTAGTCCATCTACTAGAATTACCATCAAACCACTCTGCCTCAATAGCTTTTCCAACTTTTAAACCATACTCATAGCTAGTTTTTTCAACATCGCTTACTACTTGACTAGGAAATTGACGGTTTGTATATATTGCCATATTTTATTTTTCTATTATTTTTGACACGTTACCTCTATTTGCATACTTAGAGATATGTATGTTTAACTTCGGTTTTTCAACCTTTGCGTTCGGAGCGTATAAATGTCTGTTGTTTGCCATTATAGCCAAACCAGAACTTATTGATGCATCAAACTTTGTCCTTTTGTTTATATCGAATCTACTCCAATCGTTTAACAATTCATTGAAATATAGATTTCCAACACTCCCATCTTGTTGTAATCCAACGTGGCTTTGTATGTACATCTCAATCGCTGCCGCGTGAGCTTGTTTAATATCTTCTGAGGAATTAGGTATTCCACCTACTTCTTTTTCTGCAACAGATAATTTGTTCCAAACTTTGTCAGGTCTATTCATACTAAACCCCCTGTATCCTCTTCTTCTTAAATAATATAATAATCTGGGTTTATTATTCTCCGCTAATATTGGCATGCCATAAAAAACTATTGCCATCAACATGTCTTCAAAAAACATCTCAGCAGTTGGCGGTCTTGATAAGTACTCTAAAAAGAAACTATTCGCAGGAGCGTCTTCCATGCTAAATTTAGTTAAACCGTGTAGAGCTCCTTTAGATCCTTTTCCATCTACCGTTCCCGATATATCATAACTATCACAACCAAAAGCACCCATATGTTCGTTGCCAGGATACTTAATACCGTTTTTTAATACTATTTTATTTTGCAAATGTACCGGTGGAACCCAACTAACCTTAAACCTTCCTTTTGGATCTGGATAAAATATAACTTGAGAATCCTTAATTCCATTCACCCATTGAAAATTACCAGTTGTAACTCCTAAGGTTCTAGACATCTCTTCGTTATAATCTATTTGCTCGTATATTTTAACAAGATTGAATATACTATTTTTACTCTCATCTCTAAACGCGTGTTCTGTCGTTCTTGGAAATTGGCGATAAAACTCATTTAAAGCGTCGTGGTCTCCTTTCAAACCATCAACCTCGTTTTGCCAATTATCTATTACACCTACGTCTATTAATTCACCGTCTGGTGCGAATCTATCGATATCAGGAGTATTAAAGACTGGAACTCCATGCTCGTCAATAAAGCCTTCATAGTTCCATTCCATTGGGATAAAAAGAGAGTATAGACCAGACTTTGTCTGACCATTTCTATTTCTTTTTGTGACATCTGAGGCATTGTATAGTTTTTTAAAATTCTCTCCACCTTTATCTAAAGCATTTGAAGTTGAGCCCATCATACATTTACCAATAATTCTACTACCTAATCGTAAACATGTTTTTGTAACTCTCCAGTTATTTAAAATATTATCGGGTCTCTCCCACTTACCAGATTCATCATGTACTAGCAACGCTAGTTTCTCACCATCATAACTATTGTCTCCAGTTCTTCCAGTCAATCGTTGTATCTAAGCCTTCCATTTCCTCCATACCATCTGTAGCTGACATCTTTTTTCTTGTAAACTTACTAGCAGGCACTCTATAAGCAAGTTCAGATTTAGGACGATCCATACCGTCTTGGATAGGTTTAAAAAAGAAAGGATAATTAATTGATATAGGAACCACTTTGTCCGTAAACATCTTCTTTGCATCTGCACCAGTTTTAGACAATATACCATATCTGCTATCACTCGCAAGAGTAGCTAAGTTAACTGTTTCTGCTGATGACATGAAAGAAAATCCAGAACGTCTATTTTTAAGGTAACACATCCCGTAACATCTTTTATCTGCTTTACAAGCTTCCCAGAATATATAGAACAATCTGTTTGCCTCTCTAAAATCTGGAGCACCTACATCAATCTTGCTCCATTATAAGTACATGTACTGCGTACCTGTTATCCAGGTTGGTTTACCATTATTCATAAACCAGAATCCTTCCTCCCTTCTTTTAAATTCTTCGTCTATGTAATCGTACCATTTTTCTTTACTGCTTTCCGGATAGTTTCTCCAATCGAATATATTTTTAATTCTTTTTAACTCCTTGGGGTACTCGAATTTCACCCATTTGTTCTTCGGATCTTTGTATACTTCTTTAGGAGCTTTTGGTAGCGCAATAACTAGTCCTTGTATTTCTATTATCTCACCTATCTGCCCGTTTTGAGATAACACTATAATATCGTGTTCTTTGTTGTAACCGTACTTCCATTTCTTACCCTTGTTAAGGCGACTGATCGTCGTTTTCTTAACTGGCTCAACTGTCTTAACTAAACTTTGCTCGTACATTACTTAGATCTACCTTCTGCGAATCCTCTAAAGACTTTTTCCTTTGCCTCTTCAAGTGTTTTACCCTCAAGCAAGTCTTCTTCTTCTTTAATTCTGTTAAGTATCTCAAATGCGTCAAATATAGCTAGTTTTTTAGTAGCCGCGGCATTCTTAAGTCTATCTGCTGATATATCATCGTCTGAATCAACGATTGCTTCCTTCGCTACTTTAATCAGCTCTTCAACTGCTTTGTGCCCAGCTTGGATTATATTCTTCTTCGTTTCCTTGATGTTCA